TAAACACCGTCCATTAGCTGGCAATTTCGTGTGAGCATATTATCAGCCATATTTACATATATTGTAATGCCAATTATTAATCCAAGTATGCCACCAATAATTGCGCCCATTTTGTCCATTAGACCTTGACCTAAAACACTAAACATTATTGTCATTATAATTATGAGTGCTATTCCACCAAAATTGCCCGTTCCAGTATAATAAAAATAATACAGAAATGCGATAACTATTATTGCTAGTGTTAGCATGGTTAATAATGTAATTGACGTGGTTTCTGACATATCTTTCATTCCTTTCATAGCATCTTGTATATTTTGTTGTGACTTGGCTACTATATCTGTTGTATTTGTTGTATTTGTTGGAATTACTGACATCTTTTATATATTACTCTATAAATATATTTTTTTTTTAAATGTAATAAAATATTATAAGCAAAATATAAATATAAACTAATAATTAGTTAAAAAAATAATATGATACTATTATAACAACTAAAATGCCAGGAGGACTTATGAATCTAGTATCAATTGGACAGCAAAATATTATTCTAAATGGAAACCCATCAAAAACATTTTTTAAATCTACTTATGCGCAATATACAAACTTTGGGCTACAAAAGTTCCGTGTTGACTTTGATGGATCTAAAACACTGCGCCTATCTGAACCATCGACATTTACATTTAAAATTCCAAGATATGCCGACTTGCTCATGGATTGTTACTTAACTATAGCAATGCCCAATATCTGGAGTCCAATTATGCCGCCACAAACTGTTGCTCAATCTGATGGCACTACTACATATACTGATTGGGCTCCATACGAATTCAAATGGATTGATAATTTAGGCGCCAAAATGATTTCAAAGGTAAGTATTGTTTGCGGCAACTATACACTCCAGGAGTATTCTGGTGACTATTTATTGGCAGCTGTTCAGCGCGACTTTACCGGTGTTAAAAAAGATTTATTTGGTGAAATGTCTGGAAATACGCCTGAAATGAATAATCCTGGTAATTCAGGCTCACGTGTCAACTCGTATCCTAACGCATTTTATACGCCTGATTTAGCTGGTCCTGAACCGTCAATTCGCGGCCGCATTTTATATGTTCCTCTAAATAGTTGGTTTGGACTCAAGTCACAAATGGCGTTCCCATTGACATCATTACAATACAATGAACTACAAATTGTTGTCACGCTTAGACCTATTAGTGAACTATTTCAAATCCGTGATGTATTTGATACGACATATAATTATCCATACATTGCGCCTAATTTTAATTTGTGGTATATGCAGTTCTATCGCTTCTTACAACCGCCACCTGATATTGAACTTGGAATAACATCCTATACTGATACTAGAACCTTATGGAATGCCGATGTTCATTTGAATTGTACATATTGCTTCTTATCCAATGAAGAAGAGCGTCTATTTGCCCTGGAAGAACAGAAATATTTAATAAAACAGGTAAGAGAACAGCGATTTTTCAACGTTACTGGTCCAAATAAAGTATCACTTGATTCAATTGGCATGATATCTAATTGGCTATTCTATTTTCAAAGAAGTGATGTTAATTTAAGAAATGAATGGTCAAATTACACAAATTGGCCGTATAACTATATGCCTCTTGATGTTGTTCAAGCGTCGTCTGGTGGCGATTTCGTAATTTATAGAACGGATGCCAGTGGCAACCAAATCCCATTTTATATTGGTCCCGGCGTTAATCCAAGTGGCAATTTAACGGGTCTATTAATTACATCAAATTATTCGCCTGAAAATGACAAGATGATATTGGTAGCAATGGGTGTTTTGTTAGATGGGTCTTATAGAGAGAATATTCAAGCAGCAGGTATATATAATTATATTGAAAAATACACCAGAACTACCGGTAATGCGCCTCCAGGTCTCTATTGCTACAATTTTAGTATTAATTCAAATCTTTCAGATTTACAACCATCGGGCGCAATGAATATGAACCGATTTAGTAATATAGAGTTGGAATTTACGACAATTATACCACCACTAGACCCTCTAGCCCAAAGTTTGGCAATTTGCGACCCACAAACAGGCCAAGTAATTGCGGTTAATAAACCAACATGGCGCATCTATGATTACAATTTTAATCTAACATTGTTTGAAGAGCGCATTAATATTGTCAACTTTATTGGTGGAAACGTGGGTCTAATGTATGCGACATAATTTTAAAACAATAATAAACATTTTTATTATTTTAATTATTTTAATTTATACAATTGGATATAAATTAAAATACAATTAAAATACAATTAATATAAAGATATAATTAATATTATAGATTATGAGTTTTGACAACCAATTATTAGAAAAATATAATGTAAAATTATATAGTGCGGAATATACAACATATGATATAATTAATGATTTTCTAAAAAATAATCAAAACGAACAACCTTTTTATATTATTGATATAGGAGAAATTATTAAATTATATGAAAAATGGATAAGCATCTTTCCAAATATTAAGCCATATTATGCTGTAAAATGTAATCCGAATCCAGTATTATTAGATGTGTTGGCTTGCTTAGGAACTTATTTTGATTGCGCGTCTGAAAATGAATTGAAATCTGTTATTGAACTAACAAATGACCCAAATAGAATTATATTTGCGAACCCTTGTAAAATGTCTTCTCAAATTAAATATGCCAGAGCAAATGATGTAGATATGATGACGTTTGATTGCGAAGAGGAATTATATAAAATCAGATTATACCATCCTTATGCTAAATTGATATTAAGATTAGCCGTTGATGACAGTCAAAGTTTATGTAAATTTAATAGTAAATTTGGCTGTAAAATAGAAAATATTGAAAAACTGATTAATCTAATGAATGTATTACAATTAAAACTAATTGGGTTTAGTTTTCATGTAGGCAGTGGTTGTAAAAGTGTTGACAGTTATTACAATGCTATTAAAACTTGTAAATGTGCTTACGATTTAGCAATGAAAAATAACATAAATATAACTATTATAGATATTGGTGGTGGATTTCCTGGGATTTATACAGAAAATAGTATAAATATTGAAGAAATATCTGAAAAAATTAACCAAGCACAGCATGATTTTTTTAGTAAAGAAATTGAAGAAGATAAAATAAAATTTATTGCTGAACCGGGACGTTATTTTGTTGAAAAATCTCATACACTAGTATTGAATGTAATTGGTAAAAAACGTGAAACCTATATTAATGAAAAAACGCAAGAAACAGAAGAAATAGTTATTTATTACTTAAATGATGGTGTATATGGCTCATTTAATTGTATTTATTTTGACCATAAGAAACCAATTGTGTTGCCTTTTAATGAACGAAATGAAAACAAATTATATAAAAGTAAAATATTTGGTCCAACATGTGACAGTATTGATTTGATTACAAATGAAATTATGTTGCCTGAATTGGCAATTGGTGAATGGGTTTATGTAGAGAATTTTGGCGCTTATACAACTGCGGCAAGTTCATCCTTTAATGGTTTTATTACAACAGATTATAAATATATATTGCGTAATTAGTGTTTTTATATATATATAGCAAATTATTTTAGTAATAAATAATATTATTGTAATAAATAATATTATTGTAATGAATAATATTATTATAATTATCTAGTAATCATAATAGTATTTGAATTTTGTTTTATTAAAAACAGTTTCCTATGTTATTAACACAGAATTTTATCATCGGGTTGTTTCGATCAACCGTCCTTCGGGTTATGAGCCCGACGCGCTTCCTCTGCGCCACGATGATTTGGGTGTCATTGGACGGTTTCGATCCGCCTCCTCTAGACTCGTTAGTATGCGACCATTACACTACAAATGGGTGGTTTCGATCCACCTCCTCTAATACCTGCCAGTATGCAACCATTACACTACAATGACATATTTTGATATGCGCCCCTTCACTAAATGCTTTTCCATCGCACATATCCGTCGCAAACTTCATTGCGTCCATCTTTTCCCATTTTTTTCAAACATTTGGAAAATACATAGTATTTCAAACTGATAATTTTTTACAACCCGTTATCAAGATAACATTTCATATGTGTCCCGCCTCCCAAAGGGAGCACATATCTGTCATAGATTTCACTATGACCAGATTAACCACATCAATTACTTTTAACCCCTGTGGGGTTTTTTTTAAAGATAATTTAATTCAATTAATCGCCTAAATGATTTTTTTACCCAATGGGATTTAATATCATTACTCTGATATGTGCCCCGCCGTCGCACATATCTGTCATAGACTTCACTATGTCCAGATTAACCACATCAATTACTTTTAACCCCTGTGGGATTTTTTTTAAAGATAATTTAATTCAATTAATCGCCTAAATGATTTTTTTACCCAATGGGATTTAATATCATTACTCTGATATATGCCCCAACCACGCACATATCCATCCGCTTATAGCCTTTGCTGCGGTTGCCTAATGTCATTGAATGGTTTCGATCCACCTCCCCCGACGCTGAAGTTGTCAGTACGCTCCCATTACGCTACAATGACTCAATTTGATATGTGCCCCATTGCTAAATGCTTTTCCATCGCACATATCCGTCACATCCATTTTTTGATGTGTCCATCTTCCGAATATATCATTGGGTTGTTTCGATCAACCGTCCTTCAGGTTATGAGCCTGACGCGCTTCCACTGCGCCACAATGATTTGATACGCCCCAACCTCGCGTATAGACATGTCGCAACCTACCACTTTTTACATTTTTAATAAAAACCTTGTTGCGCCCTGGAGGCAGTGATTCAAATCTTCGTCCAACTAGATTTTATCTATTACATTTTATTATTTACATTCTAAATAGTTTGTAATTGACTCACCACACAC